GGCTTGTATACTGGTTTAATGGGTATGAACTATCTGTTCCCCAACGCTACACGCATATTGAATGACTCTTATGTTGCAAAGGCGTGAGCCAAAGCAACTAAGAAGTATTATTCTCAAGCGGATGCGTTGGATGCTAATCTGTTGGTGTCTGCGGGGGAAGCCCCTAAGACATACCAGCACTTAGCTAGTACTGCTAAACGGTTAGCCGGAGCATTGAGGTCTCTTAAGAAACTAGATGTTTCTGGAGCTTTTGATGCCCTAGGTATACCGTTGGGTGGGAAACATGCCCGCCGGATGAATCGCAAAGCAAATCGTGCCAGAAATGACAAGATTAGCGATACAGCCGGTTTCGTTTCAGACAGTTGGTTAGAATTAAAATATGGCTGGATGCCCCTGATATCTGATGCTTACGCCATGGCCGAGATCTATTCTGAAAGAATGGGTCGCGTACATGATGATATAGTTATCGATGTTAGGGCTAAAGTCACATTCGATCCACCTTGTCTGGTTGATTCAAGCGGCGCCATAGGCGTCGTTCATCAACGAAATGGAGTGGCCAAGCATAGCATCATCGGAAGGTATCAATTGATATCTCCTGAAATGCGTCAACTTTCTGCTTTGGGTCTACTTAACCCTGGCAGTCTGGTGTATGAACTAATCCCATACTCATTTGTATTTGATTGGTTTATACCACTTGGTGTACATTGATAGCTTAACTTCTCTTGCAGGTCTCCGATTTATTGGAGGCTGTGAGACATCTCAGCTCATTCAGACCGGTGCTGCCTCCCTCTATGGGTGGGAGCAATGGAATGGTGAACGTACGATGACTAACAATGAAAAGTTAGATAGTTACGAAATTCAACGTACCGTCCTCACGGACGACCCCGATAGGCTTTTGATACTTAGTGCTAAGGATATTGCATCCTTCATGAACGTGGATAAGCTTATGACATCTCTCGCCCTCTTAAATTCTTTGAGAAGGTGAGCCAGCCAATTTCGGCTTAATCGTGCGTATTGCACATATAGGAGATAGACAAATGTCTAATATTGAACGTGTTAAACTGCTGGATGGCCAGGCAAATCCTGGAACCCATGAACTGAAC